CTGTCAGACCTAAGCTGATTGATCTCGCCATGTATTCTCCCATTGTGTTCGTATTTTAAAATTGAATCTAGGAATGTACCATGAAACTTGTTGATCTCTCTAGCCTGTGCTATATATTTACTAATTTCGTGTTTCGAATTAGCTAACCAATTGGATGTAAAAGATGGCTCATGAGTTTTGTCAGTATGTGGATAATCTATGCCTAGTTTATCGTAGGCTTCTGCTATTTGTCGTGCTGCCCATATGTCTATGTCTTTCCCTACTAGTTGTTTTATTTTTTGTAAAAATTGTTTTTCCTGAGCCTGGAAATCTTTTTTTAGTTGATGTGCTTTATCAACATCAACTCGAACACCTTTCTCCCTCATCTCTATCAACACAGGAAGTAGTTTAGTTTCTAAATTCCATACAGTCTCAAGGTTTTGGTTATATAATTCTGGTTTAAATCTTTGCCATAACAGGTACGTGAGACGTGCATCTTGCTCCGCATAGAACCCAACATGTTCTGCAGGTAACTTCCACATCTCCGCCTTAGGATCAATACCGTGATCCTTTGCAGCTTCTTTTAAATCGTTTTCGGACTTTAGCTCACCAAGATAATCTTTAGCTAATGCATTTAAACTATAAGACCATCTGTTCTCGTCAATCACAGCAGCTGTGATCATTGTATCTACTATTTCACCTTCAACCTTTATACCCATGTGTCTTAACCATCCAATGTCGTATTGTGCATTGTGAAATATTTTTCTAGCAGGTAACTTACATACATCCTTCATATATTGAATAACTTGTGGTTCAATCATATTACCACCACCAAAATGTTTAAAAGGAAAGTAACCTTGCCAACCCTCGACAGCTACAGCAAAACCAATTACGTAACCATTACCAGTTGCCCAACCTGCACCTAATTTATTGTTGATACCATCATCCCTTGTCTCCAGGTCAATTGCGATCTCATCATAACCTGATAGGTCTTTATACTCTGACGGGCAAGACCAAATATGTTTTTTAAAATTAAATGTAAATTGTAATCCTGTCATGCTATTGCCTTTTTATTATAATAAAAAACCATTCTCTTAGATCCTTCATACTTTTCTAATCTTCTTTTCATTTTTTGGTTCTCGTCGTAAAGTTTATTGTAACGTTCAGTAAGCCTTTTAATTTTTGGTTCATACAAATTTCTATAATGTAAACTCCAATTTTTACCTATTTCTTTTTTTATATTTGCCATCCATATCTTTCATTTTCTTTTTCTCTAACTCACAGTAATGAATAATTTTATCTAGATCTTCAATACCATTTTTATTTAAGTATCTACAAACATACTTAATAACATTCCCCTGGAAGAATGATAAGTTATTTTTACTTATAAATTCATAAGGTTGTATGTGAAACTCTTTATAATGATTCCCACCTATCTGCTTGTCTTGTGGAAACACTTTATCAAACATTTCTTTATCTGACATTTAAACTCCACAAAGGCCTTCGCACTCTTGGTTAAAGAGATCTGGCCCGTCATCGTTTTTAAATTTAACTTCATCTAAAGGTACACACTGTCTGTGTACAAAGTTTTTTACTTTAGGATTATGCATACGCATCTTTTTATCAAATTCTACAGCAGATGCAAATTCTTTTGGTCTGTTATCTCGCATATCTATCCAGAAGTTGTCATCATGAAAAGGACAACCAATACAAGCACTCTTAACTGGTATTTTAAATCCTTTACCTTCATACCATTTCAAACAATCTTCTCTAGACATTTTTTTATCTATAAGTGGCCACACATTTTTCTGCCACCAAAATCTAGATGGTTTCATACGCATAACTTCATCAGTCGATATGCCAACCCAAACTTCTATATGTTCAGTCTTAGGAAATCTTTGTCTTGGTTTAAGTCCACATAATTCTCTAATCTTTTTTGCAATTGGAGTAATCTTGTATTCTCTTGTGCATTGTCTACGACCCATACCTTTCTTACCTTGTTCGTTCAAAGTATAGAATGGTGCAGAAGCAAATTGGTTACCACCTGGTGCGAGAGCCGTGAGGATGTCATCTTGAATATTACCTTTCTTAACAATGTGTACAGGGTAACTTAAAACACTTCTAAGATACTCAAGGTGTTTTATTACAGGTTCAGGTTCCCAACCCGTATCAGCAAATACAGCTGCATCAGGTTTCACACCGAACTCTCCAGCGTCAGCCATCAAGGCCATTGTAGAGCTCTGTACGCCTGCTCCAAGGCTTAATATTCTTAGTTTTGGTTCTTTGTTATTTTCCATATTGACCTTCCTATTTCTTCCGCGATTTTGGGGATGATAGCATTGCCCAATCCCCTAAGTCTGTGTGCCCTGCCGGGTACCCCATTAGCCACTCTACCCACATCGGGTTCAAACTCCCACGATCTCCACGATGTGCTACTTGATCGTTGATGCTGATTGGTAATTTCTTTTCTAGTTTCATCTTCATCCTTTCCTCTGATGCTGGACCTCTCATACAATTCGCATCCGGAGTTCTCCATAGTAACATTGTTTCCGGATCTACTTGTTCTCTCAGGTTGGAGGGTCGTGTTCTCCCCTTCCTCTGCCCTGTCATTAATTTTATTGTCCCTTCTTTCGATCTTGGAGGTAAGTGATCCATTGTGTTTGGAGTAGCCCACAATCCAGACTCTTTCCCTTTTGTGTGGGGCACCGACGCCTGCAGCTGGAATAATAAACGTTTGGATTTCGAAGCCTTCACTTTCCAAGTCAGAGCACACTGTTTCGAAGACCATGCCGTCTTGGATGTTAATAAGTCCTCGCACATTTTCTGCAATAATGAAGGTGGGTTTGACTTCTTTAATGACTCTAAACATTTCTGGCCAGAGATAGCGATCGTCATTAGTTCCTTTTTGTTTTCCTGCAACACTGTAGGGCTGGCAGGGGAAACCACCTGTAAGGATGTCGACGGGTTCTTTGATGTCTTTCGCTTCCAATTTTTTAATATCATTATATATCTTAACTCCTTTCCAATGTTTTTGCAGCAACATTCTGCAATATTCTTCTCTTTCACAAAAGGCTATTGTTTTAAAACCTACCTTTTCTAAACCTAAACTAAAACCACCGATACCACTAAATAGATCTAAATGATTCATTTGTTTCCCTGTACATATACTAAATAATCTTCTCCAATTGGATAATGATATTTATAATCAGTGCTTAATAAATGTAAACTATCTCTTGCTCGTGTTACTCCTGTATACCAAACTTTCTTTTCATTTGATTTCTCATCTTTATCCTTGTGTCTGTAACTAGATGGCCAGTTCGCTTTTGAATATAAAAGTACATGATTAGCTTCATCTCCTTTAACCGAATGTATAGTATCTATAATAACATTAGGTGGCTCATCTAACTTAGCTTGTTTGTATCTTTTTAATAATCTTAAAAAATAAATTACCTGTCTTGGTTTAAAGTTACGTCTCAAGATCCACCACCAAGCTTTCTTTTGTGCTTCATCAGGTAGATCTAACCCACACCATTCTTTAAGTGTAGTAAAATCATACCGCTTGTAATCTGGTTCCCTAGACCAAAACTTAGAAGTCCTGTAATCAGAATCAGTTACTTCTCTAATATATTTAAACATAGCCTCAGCTTCTTTTTTCATTATCTCTTTACCGTTTGATATAGCTGTCCAGGCTTTGATAGCTTGCCATTGATTCATGTCAAAAGACTTCTGACCTTTGTTATCTGCAAAATATATTCCTGCATCTTTGGCTAATGCTTTTAATTCATTAACTGTTGTATGTATTCGTCCAAGCAAAAACCATTTACCTTTATCTTTCTCAAACGGTATTTCCTTAAAACTTAAATATCTTTTAACTAAACCTTCTTTGACTAATGGTTCAAATGTTTTGTCTACACTATCTAGTATTCCTTTTCGAACTATTTGTGAGAATTGATGGATTGCTTGGCCGAACCGTCTAGTCTTTCTTAATACTACCTTTCGTCCTGGAAAGAATTTAGTAAAGTATTTTGTGTCTGCACCATTCCATTGATAGATCGCCTGGTCATCATCTCCAGCAAGATAGATTCTTTTTACATTGTCTGACATCTTATAAATTAAAGACCATTGTAAAGGAGTAAAATCTTGAGCTTCATCTAAAATTAAAACATCAAGCTGCGGAAACTCAACCTCATGCAAAGCTCTTTCAATCATATCCGTAAAGTCTAAAAAGGATCTCTCCCCTCCTGCAGTTTTATAATGTTCGTAAGTACTTATCTTTCTAGTGTACACATCTAAGTTATCTTTCT